CATCATTCGCGGTGACATAGAATCCCCGCTCCTTCGGCTCTTCGGGCAGTGGCTTTTCATACACTTTGACGAGTGATGCGACCTGTGCGACCAGACCGCGCACGGTATTCCAATCGTCTCCGTCGCTTGCGGTCTTCAACTTATCGAAAAGCTGGTCAAGCTTCACCAAAACACTGTCATTCATTCCAATCAAATCCTTTCGTCGGTTCCAAGCCTGTCGGCCTGAAACAATTCCTCCCATGCGTCAGAAACGTTTCCGCAAGCCCACAGGAAACAAGCTTGCGCAAACTTCTGTAGACAACGCTCTGAGCCAATTGCAGGTCTTCCGCGATCTTGTACGAACTGGTACTGAAACCGGTCTCATACTTCATGCGAAGCGACTCGTACACTCGCTGCAATACCGGCTTATCCCGCTGATAGTCACGTTTGGTCTTATGTCTGACCCGTTCAATCCAACCCGCGTTGGCGGCGAGCATGGCATCCAAGTCGATGCCCGTCTGGACGCTCCACGCGACATCAGGCTGAGCGCCGGTCATTCCGAAACCTCCCGTGAACTCTCGCACACCTGGTCGTAACGGTCGAGAAGCTTCGACTTCTTGTACGTGACGGTCTTGCCGCCCTGATAGTCGGCGCACACCCTGTACAGTTTGTCGAACTTGTCCGCTCCAAGCTTGAGATACCTGGCAGCTTCCTGCCTGTCGAAAATCTCCTCTTCGACAACAACCTTCATGTCTGTCAAAACCTGCTCCTATCTTGATTGGCCGTGAACGTCAGCGGCCCATTGGATGAACGCGCCTAGTTTCGATTCGGGAACCTCATACAACGTGCTCGTCTTGAGTCCATCTTTTTCGACGATTGACCCGCCTTTCCGATCGTTGATACGGAAGACGCAGTGCCCACCCTCGTCAAGAACGAACTCATGCGGCGGCGCCGGAGGATTCAACAACGTCATGCCGCCACCTCCGCGTCAAGCACTCGCTCGAAACTTTGTTCGGACAACCGCTGGTGGATAAGCGCCAATCCCTTGCGTGTCAGCTTCGGGGTTGGCGGATAGGCGAATGGCGTGCCATCCTTGTGGATTCCGTGGGAACGGGAGGACACCATGACCATATGGCCTTGCCTCACGCGACTTGACGCCGCGCACCATGACTGGTTGGACTGCCGGTAAATCCAACCGTTATCCACGAGCCATTGGCGCAACTCATGCTCACCGATCTGAATGTTGGAATCGTTGCTTAGGAGTTTCGCCGCGTCACGGACAAGCAGAGCATCGGGAACGTTGGTGAAGTCATCCAACGCCTTGGCCTTCGGCTCAAGCTCCTTGACCTTCTCCTGTTCCTCTTTCAACTTGGTTGCGAGTTGGATTAGGAAGTCGGGGCTGGTGAGCGCCTTATCCAAAGTCTGCTGAGTCATGTAAGCGCCATGCTTGCGGATGGACGGCAACACCTCGTGAGTGACCCAACGCTGAAATTCCTTGGCTTCTGGCTTGCGGCTACGCATAATCAGCTTGTACAAGCCAGGCTCACTGATGAAGACCGGCGCTTTACCTCCGTTTTGAGCAATGTCCGTATTGCGGATATTGGTGATTTCGTCTTCATCGAGGTATTCGCGCAGGTGGTTAGTGCCTGTCCCAAGGATGTTGCACACATCCTGACCTGAGAACCAAGACTCTCCAGATTCGTCATTCAATGCGCGGAATGCTGAACCGTTGAAAGTAAACTGTTGTACCTCGGCACTCATTGCTCATGCTCCGCTTCATTGGACTCGCCGTTCATGGTGGTGTTCAGTGAATCCTCGAACTTAGCTAAGTCGATAAGCTCCCATACTGATTTGAGTTCCAGTGCGGATGCGACTTTGCCTAGCTGCTCGATCTTCCACAGGGCATCGTTGCTTTTAAGCATGTAATAGTACTGGCGTGAAATTCCGAGCCGCTTGGAAAGCTCCGTCGCTGTGATTCCCAGCCGGTTGCGCTGGGATTCAATCGCCTTCGAGATTGATTCCTGAAACGTCATGCTCGTTGCTCCTTTCCTATTCAGCCTCGTTGTTTAACTCTATTGAGCTAACTTCTGAGACTAAGAATAATCGTTTTTTATTGTTTGTCAACTCAATAGAGCTATTTACAGATTTGTCGGCGTGTCGTACCGCTCTAGTTCATACCATTACATATGTCAACAAATAAACTCAATAGAGTTAGGGGGTGAAACAAAAGTGGTGCGCAATACCGAACTCAAGGAAACCAGTGCCGCAACAAAGCTAATAGCCGAGACGGTCGCTTCGATGATCAACAAGGCCGGATGGTCGCAGGCCAGAACCGGACGAATCATCGACAAGAGCCAGTCCTATGCTTCTCTACGAATCAAAGGTCTAGCCTCTTGGACTACGGATGATTTGGACAATCTAGCCAAGGCTCTGGGATACGGAAACGCATTCGGACTACTTGATGCAGTTCGTGGCATAAAGGATAAGAAGGAGTAGACTAGACCATAACACCTCCTTGTAGGTGTTCTTCGAGGGTCACGCATTCATCTGGCAGGACGGGGCGTGGCCCTCCTTTTTATATCCTTAATCGAACATGTGTTCGTCTTTCACTTGCATGATATATCCACTCGAACGCATGTTTCAATCCGACACGCGGTTTTGATACGTGCTGTCTCAAAAGCGAGGGTATTTACGGGGATACCCCGTATGAGAAACGCTTAATGCGTGTTTACGGCCTGTTTGGGTGGATAATCCTTGTTGAGACATATTGCAGGAGAGCAAGGAGGACATCATGGTTCCTATATTCGTTATCGCCGGTATCGCCATCGGTATGGCCGCGTTCGTTCTGCTGATCCAGATGGCCGTGCGGAACGGCATTCGCATGTCCGGGTTGATTGACTGGCGTACCCAATACGAGTTGGAACGCATCGACGATGCGGACGGCGGCAAGCCGACGTTGCACGAATTGTATGAGATCGCGGCCAAGACCGATTCCGCACCAGATGCCATCGAGCGGAATGTGAGGGCGAAGGCTCTGGACTATATCGAGTCGCGTAATTCCATCCATGTGCGAAATTGTTGGATTGTGATTGGAGTCGCTGTCGGCGTATGCTTCCTGGCTATGATTATCACTCTCGCCAGCAGTCCTATGTGAACCATGTTTTTCTCGTGCCCGTCTGTTTTGTTGCAGGCGGGTTTTTCATACCCTCTTTCTGACCGTTTGCGCTTTTTAATTGGCAAAATCATGACAAACGCACAATGTAAGAAGAATGTATAACCATGTACATACTTATATACATGTAACTGGAGCTACACCGACAAACTATCAGTATCTACTACCCGACAGTAGTTGTAATTATATCCATGTGTAGAGTTAGAGTTATAGGCGAAAGTAGCAAAAAGCCCTTGCCGCTCTCGAACAGCGACAAGGGCAATCGGAAAACCAGTTTGCATAGATTCTCCGTGCATCAGCATAGCGCTAGGCATGGAGGGAAAGACACGTGGAAAATATGGGCTACAAGAACATGCAAGCCGTATACGACGTAAACCGTGCCGGACGCATGGCGATTCGACGTGGCGATAACATGACTCTCAACAAGAACGCCGAACTCGTCCTCATGTTCATGGCTTCGCAAACATACGATTGGGATAGCGAGAACAATTGTCCTCCAAAGAAACTCATGGATAAGAAAGTGCCATGCCGCTATTACACGCTTGGATGGCGTGCTATCTCAGACTCGCTTGGAATGGTGATGCTCACTCCCGAACAGGCGATGGGCGGTAATGCGGAAGCGAAGATGAAGACCCGTGAGAACAGTATCCAGAAGAGCATCAGCGATGCCTGGGTGTTCCTGCGTGATCGCGGCATCATTAAGACCATCGAACCTGCTTCGCTTGGTAAGAACGCTGGGTTTCTGCTCCTACTGGGCGACGATGCGGAGAATGCCGCAGTGGAACGATGGGCCAGGGAGTGCCTTGGCGTCTGATTCGGCCATGATGACGGTTGTGCCATTCGACCTTTTTTGACCGTTTTATGACCGCGTTTTCGACCACGATGGTCGAATGTCCTCGTGTTCGGTCAACATGATGGCGCAATCCAAATAAAGAAGATTATTAGGGTTGTACCTGCTTGATTGGGTTTTCCTGAGATTGCTGATTGCGGTTATGTCTATGAAGGCCGCCACATGGTTCCCTATGCCGTGTGGCGGCCTTCGTGGTTCCGGACGGCTCATGCATCGTGTTCTCTCCCTATTTTGGAGAGAACGGCATGGGCGTGTCGGATTTGGATGGTTCCGCATGATACCGGCTGTTATGCCCTGTGAGACGTTTGGATGGCGTTCTCTCAGGGTTTCATGAACCTTCCCACCTGACGTGCGAATTTGCTGTTACGGCGTGTCGCGGCCCTTTTTCGTGTGTTTTTTGGGCTGGTTTTTCGAGTTTGTCTGAGAATCGGAGAGAATGACCATTTCGGACGCTTCCGCAACCGTTCCCGCAACTGCGGTTGAACCCTACTCGCGTAAGGGTTTCCGCCTTGGCTCCTGCGACTGGGCTTGAACCAGTGACCGTCCGATTAACAGTCGGATGCTCTGCCAACTGAGCTACGCAGGAATGCGCTGTGCACAAGACATGAATTATACGCGGTAAAACGCAAAATGCAAATCCCGCGCGTGTCTCCCCTGCTGCGGCGGGACTACCGTCACATGCTGATCTTCGTCAACGGCATGGCGGAATCGATTGCGAAATCCGGTTCGGACGGTTTCACGCCGCTCTCCACCAGGTTCACGCCCAGCATGGCCACCATAGCGCCATTATCGGTGCACAGTTTGATTTGCGGGATACGCACTTCGACGCCATGCTTGGCTCCGACCTCCAACAGTTTGGCGCGCAGTTGGGAGTTCGCGGAGAAGCCGCCGCCAACGATCAGGGTCTTCGAACCGTACTGCTCGCAACCGCGCATCGCCTTCTTGGCGAGCACCGTCGCGACGGAATCGGCCAGCGACGCGCACACGTCGTCGATGGGAATCTCATTGCCTTCCGCCTGCTGCTGTTCGATCCAACGCGCCACGGCCGTCTTCACGCCGGAGAAACTGAAATCGTACGGATGCTGCTGCCCCGCCTTGCCTTGTGTAAGGCCCTGAGGCACTTTGATGGCATGTGGGTTGCCCAGCTGTGCGTG